ATAAACTCGCTATTGGGGCTCCTTCGGCCGGAGTATGGTAGTTGCCGATTACAAACGAAGAAATCCTCGATACTTTCAAGGACTTGGACAAACTTGAAACGTTGGCGAAAAAGAAGACGCTTACAATTACTCGCGATCAGGCGATTCTTTTGCTCTTGGCGACAAGGCTTTCGCGTCTTCAATCCAGCCCAGGGCTCTCGTTGACCGAATGAGGATTGCTCTTTTCCTTCTCGCGATGCTGATGCCTTCGGCGGTGGGGAGTGCCGAGACTCGTATCGAGCTTCCCACCGCGTCGGAGCGGCGGATTGCGGATATCGCCTCGTGGGGAACGGTTCTTACCGTCGTGGCGCTCGATACCCAAACATCGTGGAAGGCTCCGGATCCAGGCCATGCGTTCCTCCTCGAAGGTCTCCGCCTCGGAACGACGTATGGGGTGGTCTTTCTCGCCAAGTCGCTCATCCACCGCGATCGGCCGTGCGCGCCCGATTGCGGCATCGACAATCCAGAATCTTCGTTCTTCTCCGGTCATACGGCGGGAGCGTTCCAAACGATTGGCGGCCCACGGCTCGCCTTCTCGCTACCCTTCGCTGTTTCGACCGGGACTCTTCGCGTTGCGGCTGGAAAGCATTGGGTGACCGATACGCTGGTTGGAGCCGGAGTCGGTCTCCTTACATCGAGGATTCGATAAATGGATAAAGCAAGTGATTTTGATCTTCATAACGAGAGGAAGAACGATCCGAGCGATCGATTGCTTTCGTTCTTCCGATACGAGCATCTCCCGGAGAACCTCCAGATGAAATGCCGCTTCTGTCCGTCGATGGCCGTCGCGATTGTCTCGCTCTCGAACGGGTGTGCGTGTTACCCACACGACCGGGAGCAAGCCCTTTGTCTTCAACACTTCGTGAAAGCCTCTCCCCTCGGAAGTTTTGAGGTAACGTTGGTGCTCGTTCCTGAGTTGTATCAGGTCATCGTTGATCGTGGCGATGCAACATGGCCAACCGTCGCGTCGAAACCCGATCCGAGGGACGCAATCCGATGACGCTCGCACCGCCGTTGACCCGAGGAACGGCGCTGTTTACCTCGGAACGGCTCCAGAAGGTATTCGAGGAGACCGTTGCGCCGGAGTTGGACGAGACGCATCACCTTGTTGGAGTTGCGACCGTTACGGCGGAAGGCGCGAAAGCGGCAATTCTCTACCATCGACCGGTGACTGTTCTTGGGATGAAAGGCGAGTGGACGGTGGAAGGAGCCTTCCTTTACAATTGGAGAGGCGAGCACGACGCAGAAGCGAAGCTCCTCTTCAAGATGTAGAGGATGCCGACTAGTCCAACGTTCCTCTTAGAACGGCGATTTACCTACGGAGGGCGAGCGTTACCCATGAGTTGGGCACTTCGAGTGATTAGTAAGTCGAAAGAGTCACTCATATCCTATGTCGAGCATCAGCACCAACAGTCGATTGTTGGGTCATACGCGACGTTCCCGCGCGAAGTTGCGGACGCGGTGAAGGCCGCGTTGATTGCATTTCCGACGATTCACGGCTATTTCGATTTGGAGACCTTCGGTCATGTCGATACCTCCGGGGTTGGGAACATCACAATCCGGATTCAGACGTTGGAACCGGGGATCATTCTCTGATGGAACCGGTTCGTGCGACCCACGTGCCGCAGCAGATTGGGGAGTCGAATATTCCCGGAGCGTATTCGATCGAGTCGGAGAACAAAGGGCTCTTCTACATTTGTCCGTGTGGGTGTGGCGACCTCGGCTTTCTCACGTTTTGTCATGCCGCAGAAGCCAATCGCCCTAGTTGGGAGTTCGACGGGAACCGAGAGGCTCCGACGTTGGCTCCGAGTATTCGACGGTTGATTGGGTGTAAGTTCCACGGCCATCTTCGCGCGGGCGTGTGGACGTTCGAGGGGGACAGCGGAGTCGATCGTGAAGTCTCGGCCAACAATACGTAATGGGATGGACTACCGCGTGGGTGCTCTGGATAGCGATGTTCTTCGCAATCGAAGGTCCGGCGTTACTCCATCCGCAAATGGGCGATACGTTGAGTGAGCACGTCTGGAAGTGGTTCTCGATTAAAGAGAAAAGCCCCCAATGGCGGCTCCGGCGGTTCGTTCTCCTTTCCTTCTTGGCGTGGGTGTCGGCGCACTTCCTTACCGGAGGGCAATTTTGATTTGCACACGATGCGGTCAAACTTCGCAGGTGTTGCATATAAGGTCGAAGGATGAAAAACTTTGTCCAAAGTGCCTGAGACTCGTTGTAACTGATCTACGAGAACTTGCAGAGCACTTAGAGAGACCTTGCTAAAGGAGTTTGGAATGGGTGAAGCGTATGACAGCCAGGGACGGCTCCTCGGGACGGCTTTCGGGGAGACGAAACGAGAAGTGTTCGACAATCTCATCGAGCGGTTTCCGGATGCCCCTGAGATCATCATTCGTTCGAGGGGAGAGAAGGTCTCTGGGCAAGCCAGGCAAGCGTCACCGTTGGCCCAGCTTCGCGTGACGGAGAAGTTGGAGAAACTAGAGAAGGAGCGTGAGCACGAGTTCCTTCGCGAAGCAGGTGAGCCTCACTTTCCTGGAGTGAAGACACTTGGGTAGTTGGGATCCAGCGGGCGGTGAGCGGACCGGGATTCTTCGGTCGCTCGTCTCGTCGCTCTTGAGCCGCGCTGACCTGGCGAACTGGGGTGGGTTCTCGTTCCGAGGCGCCAGAGACCTGTTCATGGCGCTGGGCTACGATCGGAAGATTCTTCCCCGTCAGTATCGGTGGCGGTATGACCGAGGCGGTATCGCGGCTCGATTGGTCGAGGCGAAACCGTTTGCGACGTGGAGGGGTGGCGGCGAACTCGTGGAGGATGAGGACCCAGACACCGAGACCGCCTTTGAGAAGGCGTGGGATGACCTCAATACGCGGCTCTCGGTTTGGACGATGTTCGAACAAGTCGATATTCTCGCCGGTCTCGGTCATTACGCGGTTCTTCTCCTCGGTGGGCCGGGAGACCTGGCGGTGCCGCTCGAACGATTGGGGCCCACGGGACTCCTCTATCTCCAGCCCTACTCGGAGCGGGATGTCCAAGTCGAGAGCTTCCAAGCCGAATCCGCCAATCCTCGATTCGGTCAGCCGGAGTTTTACAACATCAATCGGCTCTACGCCACGACACTCTCCTATCCCGCGAGTAACGAGGCGCGACGAGTCCATTACACGCGCGCACTCCATGTGGCGGACAACTCGCTCGATGTGCAAGGATTCGGCGCGAGTCGGTTGGAACGGGTGTGGAACTACCTGGATGACCTCGACAAAGTCGTTGGGGGAGGCGCGGAGGCGTTTTGGAAACGGGTAGACGCTGGGATGCAGCTCAAGCTCGATCCGAAGGTCGGAGATATGACGCCGGAGGCGAAGAAGGCGTTTGATGAGCAGTTGGAAGACTATACCAACGGGCTCCGACGTATCCTCCGCACCCGAGGCGTCGATATCGAGATGTTGACGTCCCAAGTCGCGGACATCAAAGGTCCGATTGACGCGATCATCAGTTTGATCTCGGCCGCCACGTCGATTCCGCAGCGCATCCTCATGGGCTCCGAGCGAGGGGAGCTTGCCTCGTCGCAGGACCGCGATGAGTGGAGCGAACGGATTCACGATCGTCGTGTCAGCTTCGCCGGTCCAAAGATAGTCCGACCGTTTGTGGACATGATGATCGCGTATGGGGTGCTCCCTGTTCCGAAGCAATACGAAGTCCGTTGGCCTGCGATGAAGTCGATGGACGAGATTCAGAAGATGGCGCTGGCGAAAGACGCGGCGCAAATCAATCAGTATATGGGGAAGGATGTCGTGCTCGAACAAGAGATTCGAGACCGATACTTGGATCTTCCTCCCCTCGAAGACGTGTTGACGCCGGAGGAATTGGCGGCTCGAAACGCACCGCCTCCGACTCCTGTCTTCGGCTCTCCCGTTCCTCCGAAAAAGATGCCGATTGCCGCTGAGAGGCGTGCTCGGAAATGGGCCGTGCTCACGACGGCGGAACGGGCTCGTTACATCGCACGGGTTACAAAGAGAAAGGAGCCGTCAAAAACGATTCACACCGTGGCTGACAGCTTTTTTCGACGCAATGAAAGAGACCGTGCTCGACGCCTTCAAACAGGCACGGAAGGCCATTAGCGTTGTCAAACTCAAGAACGCTTCAACGGTCAAGCAAGCTCTTGCCGCTCTCGCTCCCGTCATGGGGACCATCGAAGAGGTCTTGGGTGAGGCGTTTCCGGCGTTACTGGAAGAAATCTTGGCCGCAGGTGGAGCTTTCGCAATCGAGGCGTTGGACGCCAAGGGCATTCGCGCCTCCGCTCCGGCTCCGGTCGCCATCAAGTTCGAATTCGATGTTACCAACCCGAAGGCGAAGGCGTGGATCGAGGAACACTCCACGGAGCTTATCAAGGATATCAGTGAGACCACGCGCGAGTCACTCAAGGACATCATTACATCGGCCTTCGAAGACGGTCGCACCGTTGACGATATCGCGGAGGATATCTTCGATCTGGTTGAGAACGAGGCGCGAGCCGAACGCATCGCGCGAACGGAGACGATGTATGCGTCGAACGAGGGGCAATCGCTCCTCTGGGATCAGGCGGTTGAGGAAGGGCTCCTCACCGGGAAGGAACGTCAGGTCTGGATTACCACCCCTGACGATCGACTGTGCCCCATCTGCGAGCCGATGGAGGGTGTAGAAATCGCCTTGGATGGAGAGTTTGACGTGGACGGCGAAGGAATCGATGGACCTCCGGCGCATCCCAACTGCCGATGCACCGTT